TAAAAATTTTAATTTCAAAAACCATGGGAGTTTGGGGGTAAACGAAATTTAAACCGTGATATGGTAGTGATGTGAAAACCACTGGCACTTCGGAAAGACGATGGAAACGACACTTCGGAAAGACGATGGAAACGACACTTCGGAAAGACGATGGAGGAATGAAACCTATGAAAAACAAAATTTATTTGCAGTTGTTTGCAGAGGGCGCAGGAGAAGCAGGAGGCGCAGAAGTTGAGACTGGCTTAGAGGGTCAGAACGACCAGCAGACTGTCCAGGTACAGACAGACACCGGTGAGGAAAGTACAGAGGACAGAGGAACCAAGTGGAAGAACATGATTAAAGGGGAGTTCAAAGATGAATATAACCAGAGTGTTCAGAAGGTGATTAACGACAGATTTAAGCAGACCAAGGAAATGGAAGAGCGGTTATCATCATCGCAGAAAGTCCTTGATTTTGTGGCACAGCGCTATGGATTGGACAAGACCGCAGATGCGGATGACATGTTAAGGGCATTGGAAGAGGATGATTCCATGTTCGAAGAGCGTGCCATGGCAAAGGGAATGTCCACGGAACAGTATCGTGAATTCTATCGTTTGGAAAAACAGAATGAAGAATTCAGACGAGCGGCTGAGGAAACGCAGAGAATTCGTCAGGCAGATGAAACGTATAGCAAGTGGATGTCAGAGGCAGACGCATTAAAGGAAATTTATCCGAATTTTAGCTTTGATGAGGAGGTTGAGAATAAAGACTTCCTACAGTTGCTGCAGAATGGCATTGATGTAAGAACGGCGTACGAAGTTGCGCATCACGATGAAATCATGCGAGGAGCTATGCAGATGGCATCAGCTAAAACAGCGGAGCGCGTGACGGATGGTATTCGCGCGAAAGGCTTGCGTCCGGCTGAGAATGGAACAAATACTTCTTCAAAGCCCGTAGAGCAGAAAATTGACATAAGCAAGTTGACAGCAAAAGATATCGATGAGTTATCAAAAAGAGCCGCACGCGGTGAGAAAATTACATTCTGACCGATGTGCAGAATGGAGGTAAGTAAAATGAACAAAGCAAGAAAATTGGCAAAACGAATGTCTTTACAGATGTTTGCAGGGAATTTAAATCCAAATACAACAGGCGACTCGGGAATGACTGCCGAGATGAAAGAGTTTTATGAAAAATCTCTGATTACGATGGCAGAGCCAAAATTGGTGTTTGACCAGTTTGGTGATAAATATCCAATTCCGAAAAACGGTGGTAAGGTAATCGAATTTAGAAAGTATGATTCGTTACCGAAGAACACGAAACCTTTGCAGGAAGGCGTGACACCGGATGGTAGTAAGATGAAGGTGACCACGGTTAAATCCGAGGTACAGCAGTACGGTGATTATATCACTCTTACGGATGTGCTGGAACTCACAGCAATTGATAACAATGTGGTGCAGGCTACAAAGTTAAGTGGTTCGCAGGCTGGACGTACGTTAGATACCATTACGCGTGATGTAATTAGCGGTGGCACCAATGTAATGTATGCACCTAAATCGGACGGCACAGAGGTCCTTACAAGAAAGACATTGGATGGAACCTGCAAATTGAATGTAGATATCTTTTTGCAGGCAGCAGCCTATCTTGGAAGTGTAAACGCGGAAACAATAGAGGATGCCTTTGTATGTGTTATTCATCCGAACGCTGCTTATGATGTGAAAACATCAAAGGGATTTGAGGAATGGAATAAGTACACGACACCGGATAAGATGTGGAAGGGTGAAATCGGACGCATTGGAAATATTCGTTTCGTAGAGAATTCAGAAGCCAAAATTCTGAAAGACGAAACCTGTCCGGAAGGTTTGGCGGTTTACTGCACAATGGTAATTGCAGCACACGCCTACGGTGTAACCGAAGTAGAAGGTGGCGGATTACAGCATATTGTCAAACAGCTGGGTTCGGGAGAAGACCCGTTGAATCAGCGTTCAACGGTTGGCTGGAAAGCTATTAAGACGGCAGAGCGTCTGGTGGAACAGTACATGATTCGTATTGAGTCGTGTGGTTTTAAAGCCGGCACAGTAACAGCAAACTAAGAGGATGGGTTCTCTTTTCGAGGGGAACCCATTTGAAAAAGGAGGAAGAATCATGGCAACAGCAAAAAAGGACGATATTACGCGTTTGGTTAAGATTAAATTGTTTAAAGACAAGGATAAATATTCGGAAGACGTTACCGTAGTTGTAAATGGAACTACATTCCGCATTCAGCGCGGAGTGGAAGTTGAGGTGCCATATTATG